CTCCGCTTCGCGGAGTTCTTGGATCCTTCGTTCCGGTTCCAGTGTACAGGCTCAGTCCTCATTTGTTGGGCGTGCCCTTCCCAAGGGCACTTCCGAACAATGTGTTCGCGCTTGTCAGACCCATTACGACGATCTCTCGAAGTGCTTCCTGACCGGGCCTACATTGTTGAAGAATGCGAGGTCATTTTCGAAGAACTGGTCTCGCCGTCTTATGGATGCCGACCGGATGAGCGCAAGCGGCGTTCCCACCCTTTCTTCCTGTAGCGAAAGCACAGTGAAGAATGGTGGGATACGCGGTTTTGCGTCTCAACTCGGTCTGCACCCTAAGGCGTGCGAGCTCTTCAGTTCTTTAGAAGGTGATCTCCCTCCTCAAGATGTTTTCTCGGTAGTTTCCGATACCTCTCTCGTGTTTCACGGGGCGGATCTCGTTCGAAAGGGTTTACCCCCTTCGGTCGTTATTCCGCTCCCTGAACGCGGGTTAAAGGTTCGTGTAATTACCAAGAGCCCGGCCGGGATGCACTTCCTTGGCCACGTGACGCGTAAGCGTCTTCTGGCGGGGCTTCGCCGCGATCGCTCGTCTTCATCGACTCTCGAAGGACTTGTCGATAGTAAACTTATTTCGGACTTGTGTGGTGCGTCTGCCGAGACTTTAGTCTCGACTGACCTCACACGAGCTACGGATATGTTTCCTTTAGATTTTGTCTCTTCGATCGTTGGTGGGATTTGCGATTCGGGGCGACTCACGGATATGGAATGTGAGAGCTTGAGGCTCCTTACGGGGCCCCAAACTCTCGAATATCCTGATGGCCGCGTGCTTTTGACTAAACGCGGGATACTCATGGGGTTACCGACTACGTGGGCTTTGCTTTCTATCGTACACCTGTTTTGGTGGGATGAAGCAATGCTTCGTGTGTCGCAACGTCGACGAATCCCAATGCGTAAGATGCGTGAACTCAACAGATTTTCTGTCTGTGGAGATGACGCCATCTTCGCTGGGATGCGGGACGTTGCCCGTGAATACCTACGTATAGTCGAAGCATGCGGCGGTCAGGCTTCTGCGAACAAGCACTTCGAAGTTGTTGGTTCAAATCGACCGAGGGCCGTCTTCGTTGAGCGTCTCTACGAGTTTTCAGTACTCGATGGCCGTATAATTGGGGGGTCCCGTCAAGGGTCCATCCCATTACGCGGGCTATCGTGTCCTGAGACTCCGCAAGCGCTCAAAGGATTCGGCTCTCGTGTCTCTTTGTCCAGCAATCTCAAGTTGCTGTACGCGGTTGATTCCATATGGGAGAGTCACCCTGGAGGCGAAGGGGCTCTTATCTCGTTCCTTGAACGTAGACAAGATCTCTATCGCTTCGCGGTGAAGCTTG